TATCGGAACCAAATTTTCCCAATTTAATAACATTATAATGGTTAGATAAATAATCCGTCCAATGTATTTCGGGTAAATCCCAATCTACGAAACTATCACCGCAAACGTATATATTATTTTTTTTAGTTAACATTATATAACAGTTTTATTAGATTTTAATTTAGGGTAATCAAAATCAGTTTCTGTCATCCAAATATTCAAGGCATACCTCGTTCCATTTGTTACCGGTAACACTCCGTGATAAGTTGACAATCCATTAAATGAAATACAATCCCCTAATTTTAAATCACAAATAGTTAATCCCTCTAATGTTTCAAAATGAAATGGTGGGTTATTTTGTTCAGTTAATACAAATTGTCCTCCTTCAAAATTATCAGAAAGAACAATTACAGTAGTTAATTCACTTGATTTATCTTTATGTAAGTTGAGATATCTACCATCGTAATATGAGGTCAGACTAATATTAAAGTTTTTTAGATTAAATGTAGAATAGTCGAACCACAATTTAAAATTTCCGTTTTTATAGTTGTTAGTTAATGCTTTAATTATCTTTTTTTTAAATTCGTCATCATACATTCTTCTACAATCCCATTGCTCATTTGGATTATAAGAAAAGGGTTCTCCATTTTTAATACAAAAATCAATTATAGATTTAGCTTCCTCTTTATCACAAAAATTATTATTTATAGCATAGTTCATAATAGATGCGAATTTTTTGATTTATTATATACTAATAAATTACCTTCATTTATAAATTTATATAATTCATTTGCTATTAATTTATAACCATTACTACTTGGGTGCTTACCCGCCGTAGTATTTTTCCAATTAGTATTATCTTCCCATACATCTTTTCTATTGGTATCAATTAATAAATTTGCCATTGTTTTATTTCGATACCCCCAATATCTATCACCATCTATTAAATGAGTTTTATCAACTAACTCATAAATATTTTTGTTAATCATAACATCAAACGCATCGCAAAAAAGATATCTAATTCCCAATTCTTTAAACATAAATTGAAGGTGTAATATGTAGTTTTGATTCACTATATCATAGTAAGTGTCATTAAATAAATTACTAATATAATAATCTCTAAAATTTTTCTCGGCTCTATTATACTTTGAATTGTCACCATTAAACCCGTCCAAAATATATTTTAAAAGGTGTTGTTTACTTGTGTATCTCTTACCCCAAATGTGAAAACTTGTTTCATTTGGGAAAAAAGGTAGTTCATCCCTTAAAGATGATGACCACATAATAACAACGAAATCGTCTTGAGTGACGATTTCGTTTTTTAATTGATAACAAATTGAATTAAATATTGCATTATTAGAGAATGCTCCAACACCATTATTTTTAACTTCACATTCAAGTAGGTCTGATAAGTGTTTTGGCCAACAATATTTTTGTCTTATTATTGTCCTTTGTTCTGGGCTATCAGTAGTATATTCATCTTCAATATTTCCACCAACCCCCTCAGTCCAACTATCCCCATATGTGAATAATTTCATAAAACATTATCTTATTCCCCCAAGTGTTTAACTTTGATTGCACTTACCACTGATTGAAACGCGGTTGACACTTTAACCTTTAAATCGTTAGATAATGATGCAATAATTGGTTTAATTGTTTGTGGGGGTCTTTCTGTTCTTACTTTTACTGCCATAATATTTTTATTTTAATTTATTTATTTATTTATTTATAATTTTGGGGGTGGTGGTCCAGGAGAATCACAACTTGCACACCAAGCTTCTCGACACCAATTCCCACAATAACTATAAGGGCACCAACACGAATTATGCATTACACCAAAATCACCTTCACCAAAATCTACTAAGAATAAATCAGATGGTTCAAAATCAAAACCATAGATAGTTTTCTGAGCGTGTTCCATTTCTAAACCTGTAATTGCAACAGTCGTTAATTCGTTAGTATTACTATCGGTAATTACCAACTTATCCCCAACATATAATTTATTAACCTTTTCAAATCTTGTTGCCGTTGATCCAGATTCTTCAATGTAATATGTACAAGACGGTGCATCTGTCCAAGTTCGACCATCCTCTAATGTTATTTTTATAAATATGGTATCCACTTGAGAAGAAACCATATTATCCAATGTTGTTCCTGTTTGTATTAATGTATCGTTAGATTGTTGTAGTGTACTGTCCCAACCAAATGTTTCAATTTTATTTTGTTCAAAATATGCTCCGTGGTTATCGTTAAAATCGACAAAATCAATACTACGAACTAAATCACCTATTTGTATGGTGGTCACATCTTTTAATGTACCATTAAAATTTAAAATAACACTATCATCATCGGTGTGATAGTCATTCTTAGCGTAGTTACCTAATTCCTTAGTGATATATTTATATCTACTTTTTTGATTTAATTTATTTGTACCGGTAACAAATTCATCCGACGCAAACGATAATGGTATCATTGCCGATTGTGTATATCCACCCATATTAATGACATCTAATGATGAACCATATATGATATCGATACTTCTTATAATCGAGTATCTTCCATCTACTAAATTACTTTCAGAAAATACAAATTCTTGAGCCATATGGTTTGATTCCACTCCACTTTTTAATATAGTTAATTCCGAACTATTTGAAACCCTATATAATTCAGGGTGTGTCATAACATCATAACTTGGGTATCTAGCCTTAATTAAAACATTTGGGTTTGTTGTAGTATCAAAATCAACACCGTCCAACGAATTTAAAGATAAAGTATCCGATGTAAAGTGTGTTTTTGGTATATATTGAGATTCTGACATAAGAGAGAAAAACTCAAATTTATCGGCACAATATGTTTCATCCACTAAAGCGGTAGTATCAAAAGCCTGTCTTAAAATAAACTTATTATCGGCATCTTCAACATATGGTACGGTAACAGACCCGACTGTTACTATATAATCAGTAAATGAGATGTTATTTTCGGTACACTTTTGTTCTAATATGTTTTTAAACCTAAATTGTTCTATTAGAGGTTTGTAAGCATCCCCTTCTGTCCATATAAAATGAAATTCGGTAATGTTATTGGTATTTAATACATCAAATAATGACGTATAATCCAATAAATCTGCACCTTCATTATAAATGGTGGTATTTGTGTTTATTTCTAAAAATTTAACAGAATTACCTGTTTGTAGTAAATCACTACCGATTATTGTTGCTTTCATAAAAGTTTTTATTCTTATAAATATAAATATAAACATTAAAATTTTAAAAATGTAGGTTAAATTTTATATATACATATATATTTATATTAATGTATTTTTATCTTTATCATAAATTGGTGTCATATATTCGGAATCTATATCTTTCCATTTTTTTTGTGTACACGGATTAAAAATTTTAGAAAAAATCTTTTTATTTATGGGGCAACCACAATCACCACAATATGCCGACCATTTTACACCTTTTAAAACTTCTTTTCTATAATCACACCCTAAACAAACATTAAATCTTTTTCCGGCCAACTCTTCCTGTATTAGGGTTGGGTTAAATGATATTTTCCAAGCGTCAAATATTTCTTTATAATCAATCATATTATTGTTTTGGTTAATTTAGGTAAGTCGTAGTAATCATAAATACTGTCATACTTTATTATAAAATCATCATTTAAAGTAATTTTACTATCTATGTGTTTACTTGAATTTACGGAATGTAATATAAAAGGTTTTTCCAACGTGGTTGAAACCCACTCCTCTAATTTGTTTAATTCATCAAATTCAAACCAAATAATATTTTGGTTATTATTTGTCCAATACGAGTAAGGGGTTAATAGTATGTCAATTACATTTATTGCATACTCACTAACATTATTTTTTAAAAAATCCACATATGATTCTCCAATTTTTAAAGACTTTTTTATATTAATTTTTTTATCTAATAATTTTAAATCATATAGAAATTCGTTTATTTTATCCCAACGTTGTTTTTTGGTTATTATATCTTCTTTTGTGAAAAAAAATAATTCGTCTACTGTTAAATTAGATAATTTTTCATAAATTTCGTGAAATCCCGTTCTTTTTAAATCAAATAAAATATGTTTATATAATGAATAAAATCTTTCGTGTCTTTGTCTTCTGACCGATATAACTGGATGGTTTTTACCAAATTTACTTTGTAAATGGTATAATGATTCGTGGCCGTGCAGAATATGGTACATCAAATCCAATTTATTAATCGATTTAAAATCAATATTAGAATTTTGTGATTCCCATTTAGTATCAAATGTTTGAACATTTATATCATTCACAATACAGGAATAATGAAATGCAGTCGAAGCACATCTTGGTAAACTCAAATAGATAAACTTATTGTCAACTAACATTATATTAATGTTTTATTTTTTTTAAAATTATCATAATAATCGTAAATTTCATCATATTTTCTTATAAAATTATCATTAAGAATTATTTTTGATTTATATTCTTTACTTGATCCAAATACTTCTAATTTAAAATCTTTTTCTGTTTTTTTACTAACCCATTCCTCTAATTTATTCAATTCGTCAAATTCAAACCAGATAATTTTAGGGTCGTTATTGTGATAAACCGATATCGGTGTAAATATTGGTAATAATAATGAATTCAAATTTTCATCATATTTGTGATATTCAATATTTTTTAAAAAAATTTTAAGTATTTCTATTTTTGAAGTTCTATTTATTAAATTATTTGTTTTATAAAATAACATATCGTCATTAGTTACCTCCAATAATTTGTTTGACAATTCTAAATTTCCGTTTCTTTTTAGTTCACCAATGCAGTGATTAAAATAAGAAATAAATCTTTCATACTTATTTCTTTTTACTGAAATTACATCGTACTCGTCTCCAAATATTTTTTTTAGTGATGTAATTGTTTCGTGAAAATGATTTATCTGGTATACAGTTTCTATTTTTGTTAAATCACTTAAATTAGCATTATCCAACATTTTATCTGAAGTTGAATCTGCGTGTTTTATTTTAAACTTACTTCTAATACAGGAAATTAAAAATGCCGTTGACGCACATCTTGGTATACTCAAATAAATAAATTTATTATCAATTAACATTATATTAATGTTTTTCTTATTGTTTTAGATGGCCATACATTCATTGAATATCTAAATCCGTCTTTTATTTTATTTACTGAGTGTAATAAGTTAGAATCAAAAATAAAAACACTACCTTCTTTTTTTTCAATAGAATATTCTATATCGTTTATTTTATATTTAACCTCACCGTCCTCATATTCATCATTTAATTGAATTATATAAGTAATAGTTGCTCCATTAATTATTTCGTGATTATCGGAATGCCAATCTAAAAAATCTCCTTTACTGTACTTATTAAATGAATACTTTGATATGTCATTATATGTTATACCTTTATATGGATTTAGTTCGTTTGACAATTCGATTATTTTATTTGTCAGGGTTTTTATTATTGGTAATTCCAATAATTCTTTTGTAAAATAATTACCCATTCTTTTATTACCGCTATAGCTAACATTTTCAACTATTGTTTTTCCATTTACCACATACGATGACTTCATTTCAAATAAGTTTATGGATTCACCTAATTCAATGATTGACTTACATTCGTAGGGGGTTAAAAAATTTTCAATATATTTTATT